CAAGTGTGTTATTCCAGAATTTACCAGTGTTTACTTTAGCTAACATTTGCTCACTAGACAAGCCGTAATCACTAGCCATTTTCTTAATGGTCAGATAGTTATTTACCCAGTCTAGGTATATATCTATGTTAAGATCGGCGTCACTCTTATCGGCGCATAATTCTACAAATTTCATGGTTTATACCTCTGTTGGAGTGTTAGGAAACTTAGACCAGTAATCCCTGGGTTTTGCATCATCACACCACATATTATCTATCTGTCTTGTAGTGTAGTGAGTGCCAATATCAGCCGTTACGGTCTTATTCCACCAATTCTGTATAGAATAGCCTAATTGAGTGTCTGGCTGCGTTGAACATGTCCAGCCGTCAACCTTAACCAGAAAGCGCGGGTTTCCATTCTTACTACTGGGCAATCTCTTAACAAACTCAAGTTTGCCTGTACTACGTGCTACATTCTTCATTGTGCTAAACCTCTGTTAGTAACTCGTTTACCTGACTACGTAAGTAGTCTATTTGTGGCTGCTCCTCGAATACCTCTACAGTATTGTCGGTCAACCATTGAGCCATTAAAGCGTCTAAATCGTGTAAGAATTCTACTAATTTATCATCCATCATGGTTACCTCTGTTAGTTAATACAACAGAGTAGACTCTAACAGAATCTACTCTAGTGTGTCAACGTCTAGCGTTAAGGGGGTAATAGACAGCGTACAATGCGCCCTGTTGGTCAAATACTCTACTGATAGTGTATCGCTGGCCTACCTTCAAAGTAAGGTTACTATCGGCCCACAGTTCAGCCTGTTCACGTGTCTGGAAGTAAGAATATACCATGGTGTTACCTCGTAATGTTTGCAATTAAGGTACCGACAGAACTATACACTTTAGCATCTGTTGCAGTGAAATTATCAGTCTTATGCGCTTGATTGTAAGTCTGCAAGGCATTCTGTGCACACTGTGGCGCGAATCCTTCAGATAGAATGCTAGTCTGACTAACCTCTACCTGATGCCCGTCTAACTCATGTAGAACAACAGTAACATTAATCATAAGAGATCTCATGTAGTGAATCGGTATAGAGAATGTAACAAGGTTATAGCAGGAAGTATAGTACCAATGATGAACCAATGATAGGTAAATAAGATAAAGTTCCCACACACTCACACACAGGTTCTAGGGTTTCCCAGTTCCTAGGTTCTGGTTAGTTCGTAAACCGGACACGCGATAAGGTTTAATCCAGAACTAATATATCAGTAAAGCCCCACAATGGGCAGGGATATAGTGATATATCTAGTAATATATCAGTGATGACAGGGGTACCCCACCCCCCTTTTTATTTTCTCTTTTATATATATATCCATCCTTCTAACCCAAGGGTAAAATAAGGAACATAAGGAGTATCTAATATACAGTTGTGGACGGTATTAGAAGTGGTGCTCCCTATATACTTACGTCCTAATGAATAAACCGCCATATAGAGGAAGGATCGAATAAACCGTCATATAGAAGGAGACAGGAGATCAAGCTTACACCTAAACAAAGAAAGGCCAGGAAGAAACCTGGAGGTTCCAACGTAGGGAAATATAAGAGGGTTAAATCCTCTGATTTCTGTGGTCCTGCTGGTGGTGCACCTGCGGGTAGTTTTCCTGTGAATACGTTAAAGAGAGCCAAGTCTGCTTTAAAACTAGCACATAATGCACCAAGCCCTTCAGGGATAAAAAGCTGTGTATATAATAAATACCCACAATTGAGAGAGAAATAATGGCATGGATTAATGGACAATGGGTAGATGAAGACGAACTCCAGGGTATGTTATATTCTGGCGTGAAACCCACATTGCCATTCTATGACCAATCCTCGTTTACCTCACCTTTAAGTACGTTAAATCAAGAGGCTACTGGTAACTTCAGTATGTGGGGTAGTCCTGCTGCGCTACACGTAGAAAGCACCCTACCTCAATCGGTAGCGGGTGGTTCAGGTGTTACCCAAAATTATGGGGGGTTTTCACCACAGATGGGTATGCTTACTGATATGGTATCCAATCAACCTCCTATGATTGATTACAGTGTGGTTACAGACGATCCTGTTAGACCTGTTATTGACTACTCAATGTTTACAGAGAATATGCCTACAGCTACATTGCCAGCAGAGACTGAGTTGCAGCTACTAGATAACACAATGCCTAATATACAGGCAGCCGTTAATCAGGATACTGGGATTGTGCCAGCCAGCAACCTTTCTGTAAACCCACAAACAGATCAAGATTATCTTAACCTTGGCGTAATACCGCCAGGAACACCTATAGGAAGCAACATAAACCAAAGTAACATGTTCGTTGCTCCTGAATATAGAGCCTCTACCCCCTCAATGATTGGGTTGGGTACAGGATGGGGGCAAAAGGATGCTAGTGGTATATTTGGTACGCCTACTGTTGTTGGTGTGCCTACTGCTGACAACCAGGGTGATGTTATGCCAGATTTGACAGGGAACATAGATATACCTGCTGCTATAGATCTTGGGTGGCGTATGACTGGAATGAAGCCAGGACTGAGAACTTCTGGTCAGAACACTGGTCAGACCATGTATACTGACGAGGGTGAGACAGATATTACAGACCTGATGGACAAACATTTTGAAGACCCTAATGCTACGAAGAATGTTGCTTTAGCCATAGCCCAGAATTATCAGGATAACCCTCAAACACAACTATGGAATGACTCTATTGCTAAAAGTTTGGGCCTAAGTAAGCATGATGTTGAGGTTGCTAACTCCTTACTGGGGCATGTAGATTCATCTGATCCTGGTACGACAGTAACTGTAGCACCAGGGATGGGTTTAGCTCCAGCAGTAACTATATCTGAAGAGTCTACGTTTCAACCTGGGGTGGTTCCTACACATACTTTAGGGAACAAGTACCTTGATGAGGTTGTAGCTGCGATTACTAAGCCTACCCAAACAACCACAAATTGGGTAGATAAGCCCTTCCAATCTTCCAATAAAGAGGAGAATGAAAGGTTGAAAGCAATAGCCAAGCAACTAGCACATGACGAGAAAGTGGCTAAAGCAAAGAAAGATAAGGATGATAAAGCTCGGTTAGCTAGAGTGCAGAAGGCAATGGCAGCTAAACAGAAACAAATACAACAGCAACAGCAAGCAGAGAAGACGGCAGCGCAGCAAACAGCAAGAGTGCGTAATGAGATACGAGCTATGTTAAATGCCAATAGGGATAGAGGCGAGGCTTCAGAAAGGGAAATAAATGCAGCCGTTGAAGCTATGGGTTTAGATTTTGGTGGCTTGACAAATAAACAATTTGCAGCGTTAGCTAGGAATACTAGAGGTGAGGCAGGTATGGATGAAACTGGTTATACAGACCATGAAGGTCTTGGTGTTGGTTAATGACAATACTACAAGACAAATTCATTGAATACTACACACTGACTGGTAATGCTACCAAGGCAGCGATAGAGGCTGGCTATTCAGAGAAAACAGCAAAGATTAAGGGATCACAATTAAAGGCGCAGTTTAACAATGAGATACGAGAAGCAACACAGAGACTCTTACAGGACAAGGTTCCAGCAGGGTTACGCTGGCTTTCGGAACTTGCTGAGAAGGCTGAATCCGAGTCAGTCAGATTGGGTGCTGTCCGTGACCTACTGGACAGAGCTGGACTTAAACCCGTCGAGCGAATCGAAACTACCACAATCGAAGCCATGTCCAACGAGGAAATCCAGAGGGAATTAGATGCCCTCCTCAAACACTAGAGCATTAGAACTTTTAAAGGAGTTAAGGCAGCGAGAACGCTTTAACAGGGTAGATGCTTATGACCCCTACCCCTACCAGCTAAAGTTCCATAAGAGTGGCTCACAGGCCAACCAGAGGCTCCTGATGGCTGCTAACCGTATAGGCAAGAGTTACTGTGGTAGCATGGAGCTTTCTTATCACCTAACTGGATTATACCCAGAGTGGTGGGAGGGTAAGATATATCACCAACCAATAACTGCATGGGCTGGTGGAGTCTCAAACGAAACCACCAGAGACATTGTACAATTTGAATTATTGGGTTCCCCTGATGACCCCGAAGCCTTTGGTTCCGGTTCTATACCGAAAAAACTAATAATAAAAACCGAAAGGAAACCCGGTGTCCCTAACGCCAAATCGGTAGCGCTAATCAAGCACGTTAGCGGTGGGAACTCTTCTTTATTCTTTAAAGCCTACGAGATGCAAGTAGAGAAATGGCAAGGTCGTTCAGTCGATTGTATATGGCTAGACGAGGA